GGCGGCATCACCGGCGGTTTGACACTCGATCAGTTTCTCGGTCGCAGTGTCGCGCTGCTCTCATGCGTGTTGCTGCTCATCCGCATCTGGAAAGCGTTGCGAACCCAAAACGAAAAGGACGAACAAGAATGAACACCATCAATGTTGAAGCTGGGGACATGGGGCTGGTCGTGGCCTTCGTGCTGCTGCTCGGAGGCGTCATCAAGCATTACACGCCGGTCAAAAATGAACTGATTCCGCTCATCACCTGGCTGCTGGGCGGTCTGCTTTACCAGTGGCTCGCGGGCGGATGGACTGATCCTCGGCAGTGGATGATGGCTCTTATCTCCGTTGCCGGTGCGACGGGATTGCACAGCGCGACTCGTGAAACTGTGTCGGCTGTTGGCTCAAAGTCTCCGCCGCCACCCGCCGGCCCGGTGGCAATCATTCTCGCGCTGACTCTGTTTGGGGCGACTGGTTGCGCTCGATTGCAGCCCGGCGCGGACCCGATTGTTGTTCGCACTGAACAACTGCTGACCACCGCGCAGAGCACGTTCCTGTTCACCTTGCAGGTGGACAACAAAGACCGTGGATTTTGGCGCTCCAAAGCGCCGGGCTTTCACCAGTACTGCGAAACACTTCGCAGGCCCACGCCGTATCCGGCCACGAGCACCAATCTTTACCCGCAATATCGCGTCTGGCTCTTGAGCACGGACGACGTGAAGCTCGCTTACAAAGCTGGGCGCACCAGCTCGAACGCGCTGTTCGCGGCTTACTCAACCCTGGGTGCGTTGCTCGAACAAGCGAACGCCTGGAACATGATTCTCACCAACCGCAACACCGCACCATGAACGCAATCGCAGCATTACAACTCGCTTTGGTTCTCCTGCCGAAGATCACCACTGGCATCGTTGAATTCGTCGCGTGGATTGCCACGTTGCGCCGCGTGCTCCAGCAGTCCGGCGAGTGGACGGCGGATTACGAGGCCCAATGGCGCGAGGCGCTGTTGAGCCGGAACATTCTGCCGGAAGAATTACCGGATGCCCCGCACCCGGATGAACCCCAAGCCCCGGTCTGAATGTCCGGACAACCCAACTCCAACCATGAAAACCTTCCGTAAAAAACCCTTCTGGTTTGCAACCATCGTCCTGCTCGCCTTGACCGGCGTGGCGGTCTGGGCGCAGACGGCCGCGTTAAGCAACCGCCTGAGCAATGCCGACCCCAAGAAGCCGAAGTTCCTGATCATCACGTTGAGCACTGGAACCTCCGTGCAGGCCAGTCTCACCAACCTGCAATTCACCACGGCCACCTTCTACGGGTATAAAGCCGTCAGCGCCACGGCCGCCCCCACGGTCAATAGCAGCTCGGCCTATCTCGGCTTTGTGGATGCCACGGGCGGATCGGGCGTGTCGCAGGGCAGCCCGGCGTTCATTGAGACGATCACCCCAGGCAGTTACATCACGCTGTCACCCATCGGCACCAAGTACAACCTCATGGACATGTATTTCCTGGGGTCCACGGGCGACAAGGTGCTGGTGGTGTATAGCGAGTGAACCATGAGGACGACCGTCGCGTTGCTGTTGATGCTGTTCGCGCTCAAGGGCGCGGCCATTGACACGCTCGTGCGCGACCCGGCCATCCGGCCCACCACCAGCAATTACACGGACAACGGCACGGCCAATTATCCGTGGCGCAAGGTCTATTCCGCCCAGGGCTTCTACGAGAACGGGGTGAAGCTCACCAACAGCGCCGCCGGCACGGCGGTGACGACAATGGGCTGGCAGATCGTGACCAATCACCAGAGCACGGTGATCTATCCTGAGTTTGACGGCTTCGACACCAATGGCACGGTGCTGACGTATTCCGTGCCGGCGGACGGCATGTACCGGCTGGAATTCGCGGACACGTTCTACAACACAGACGAAACGGCGACGACATTTGACGGACGTTACATGCTTGGCCTGGCGTGGACGCATCCGGGCAACGCGACGCAAGGGGCGCAGTTGTTTGACATGCCGACCGCCGTGGATGAGTCGCGCCCGAACTATGGCAAGGTGATCAACACGACGTATTGGTATGGGGGCGCCTACTATTTTCACGCCAAGGGCGGCACCACCATCTCGTTGACGAATCGCGTCGTCATTTCGTGGAGTCCGGGCGATTTCAGCGGGACGAATTACCTCAACGCCACCCTCGCCACGGTGCGCACCAACACTCTCTTGAGCCAATGAACCGGTATCGCGACTATGGCCGAAACGACGACGTGCCCGAGCTGCTCGGGGATCGCGCGTTCCTGCGGCTGGACATGCAGAGCGACCCGGCCACGCTGCCGGAGGGCACGGTGCAGGTCTCGGAGAATTTCCGCTTCGAGACCAGCGGGGCGAAAGTGCGCGGCGGCATCGCCCGGCAACTGGCCAGCGGGGATACCGTGGATGCCATCTACTGGGCCGGCGTTTACCGCCCGGACGGGAGCAATGACCGCATCGCCATGGTCAACGGAGCGCGCCTCACGTTGTTCAATCCGGCGGACCAGAGCACCGTGCGCTACAATTATCCCGCCGGCGAGACGGTGACGGCGGAGGATGAAGTGGACCTCATCCAGGGGGGCGTCAGCTCCGGCACCACGCCGGACCTGTACATCCTGCGCGGGCATGGGAAGAGCGTCCTCAAATTCAACGGCAGCACGGTGGCGGTGGCGGCCAGTTTCACGCCGGGCGAGTTCGGCATCTTTTATCAGGACCGCATGGCCGTCAACGCGGATTCGTGGACCGTCAAATGGAGTGATTTCCTGGACTTCACCACCTGGTCGAATCTCGCGCAACATCAGGTGCTCAAAGGCTCGGATGATTACCTCACGTTGTTCCTGCCGTTCCAGAAGGATTATGTGCTGGTCGGCTCGCGCAAGCGGTGGTTCATCGCGCACATTGACCCGCTGGTGGCCCAATCCATCGGCACGGGTTACTCCGCCGGGTTGCAGGACACGAGTTTCCTGCGGGAACTGACGCGCCAGGCCGGGCCGGTGGGCAAATGCGCCGCGCTGGATGCCAACGGCAAAATCTGGTTCATCACGGACCACGCCGTCTATGCCTTTATCCCGCGACTCGATCTCGAATTGACGGTCCTGGGCGAACCGGTCAGCACGCCCATTCAGCCGATCATGAACCGCTTGAGCACGGACTTTGCCCGCAGTTGCAGCATCCGGACGCTGGGCCATCGCCTCTATTTCGCCATGCCCATCTCCGGCGTGCCGGTGCGCGTCTCCAGTGTCATCATCGGCGCGGAGACCACCGGCATCGAGCTGCCCTTCGACCTGCCGGCCGTGCTCGGCGGCGGACACATTGTGACGCTGGAAACCGAGTCCGACCATGACCTGGCCAATGGCGACCTCATCGAATTGCGCGGCGCGCTGGACACCGGGCTGAACGGGCGGCGGCGGCTCGTGACCAGTGTCACCAGTTCGCGCCAGTTCACCATTGACATAGATGACAGCACCGGGCTGGGCCTGGGGGAGCGGTGTTACGTGCAGAAACTCGCCGAGCGCAACAACCTCATCGCCATCTACAATCTGGCAAGGGACGCCTGGGAAAGCATAGACGTGCTGCCCAGTGGCGTGTTTGCGGACCATCTCGTGGTGGCGGATGCCTTCGGGCAACGCCGTCTCTGGCTGGTGGACCGGGAACTGGGACCAAACCTCTATGAAGAAGGGGAGACGGACGAGATCACGGACGAGATCGGCGGGTTGTCACTGCCGTTTGATCTGCCGGCGGAATTGAGCCTGGCCAATTTTGGCAGTGTGCCCATCGCCGGACGGCTGCGGCAACGCGCGTTGCAATGGGGCAGCCTGGCGCGCCAGGTGAAAGCCGGGCACGCCCGCGCCTCGCTGGCCAATGACGACGCCGGCACGCTCACCCTCACCGTCCGCACCCCGGGCCGCGATCCCTACGAAGGCACGACGACCTTCAGCGGGTTGACGGAGGACGACAAACCCGTGCGCAAGAAATGCGGCCGCCGCGGCTTGGAGGCGGAACTCGAACTAACCACCACCGGCGGCCGGCCCGCCGTGCGTTCATTGATCGTGGAAGTCGCGGCGTCCGGACGCGACTCGGAGGACTGAAATTATGGCACAAATCCAAAAAGGCGAAACCTTCACCGATGTGAGTCCCGGCAAATCGGTGACGAGCACGCGGCTCAACAATCACGTGGATGGCGCGGTGTTGTTGCCGGGGGCGATCACGGAGCAGACGACGGTGGGCACGGCCATCGCCAGCGATGATACGTTGATCATCCACGACCAGTCCGCCAGCGGATTGAAGAAGGTGGAGGCGCAACACCTGTTGCCCCCGGAGATCATCAGCGCCAAAACGGACATCAGCACGGCGATTGCCGATGGCGACCTGTTGCTCATGGCCGATGTGAGCGCCAGCAATGCGTTGCTCAAGGTGCAGGCGCAAAACCTGTTGCCGCCGGGCGTCATCACCAGCAAGACGGACCTCAGCACGGCCATCGCCACGGATGATGTGTTCCTGGTCAGCGACACCAGTGCCAGCGGCGCGCTCAAGAAGGTGCAGGCGGCGAACCTCATCGCGGTGGAAGCCGTCACGAGCAAGACGGATATTTCGACGGCCATCGCCGGCGATGATGTGTTGCTCGTCAGCGACACCAGCGCCAGCGGCGCGCTCAAGAAGGTGCAGGCCAGCGCCGTCTGCCCGACGTTCACCGTGAGCGCGATCTCGATTGTCACGGGGTCGTGCTATAACAATGCCCACTCCCTGGGGGCGACGCCGAAGGTGTTGCAAGCCAGGCTGGTGATGGGCGCCACCACCGAGCTGGGTTATGCCCAGAACGACGAGGTTGACATTCTGGGCATGGGCAGTTCGGGGACATGGGTAGGCTCGCCATTTGTCCTGGGCTGCAACGCCACCAATGTGTTTCTGGTGTGCCAGGACAAGGATGCGCTTTATTTGCCGCACAAAAGCACCGGCGCCCTGACCGCGCTGGATGAGACCAAGTGGACCGCCAAAATCATCGCCCGCCTATGACCACCGACGACAAGAACACCATTCCGGTGCCCGCGCCGACATTGCAGGCGCGCGCGCGCCTGGTGGCCATCAAGGACAACGAAACGGTCCGCAAACTCTTTGAGGCGGCCAAAGCCGACAACCACCTGTGCATCGCGCCCACTCACGTCATGCTGAGGGGAGACCAGATCATCGGCTACCTGAGCCTGGGCGGGATGCCCGTGGTGCAGGCGTGGTTTGATAGCAGGAGCGGCCACGTGCTCGATTCCTTGAAGATGATCGAGATGGGCGAAGCCGTGTTCGATTCCCAGGGCGGCAAGCAATTCATGATCGCGGTGGATGAACGCTCGCCGTTCTTCCCGCACATGGAGCGGCTGGGCTTCAAACCGGTGATGACAACAACGCTGTTTCACAAACAACTGTGAGGTGATTTATGGGATGTGGCAAACAAGTCGGCCAGTTCTTCACGGGTGGCATCAGTGAGATGGGCAAGGAGGACCCGCAGGACCTGATGGGCCAGGGTCTCATGAGGGCCGACAACTACCGCGGCGACGTGGCTGCGGCGGAGTACGCCCAACTGATCAATGCCTACCAGAACAATGTGCAACCCCAGTTCAATGTGGACCGGGATTACCTGCCGCAATACAACGCGCTGGCCCTGGACAACACCCGCACCGCCAGCACCGGCTTGCGGGACATCCGCAACCAGGAGATGGCCATGGAGATGGCCGAACTGGGTTACGCGCCGGCCATCCGACAACAACTCATGGCGGCCAATCCCGAGAGTGCGCGCCTCCTGGCGTTGCTCAATGAACAGGCCGAAGGCGATTTGATGGCGGGCACGCGCTTGACGCCGGAGGAATTGCGTTTCGCCCAGCAATCCAGTCGCGCCGCGATGGCCGCGCGCGGCATGAGCGGCAGCAACATGGCCGTGGCGGATGAAATCCTCCGCACGTATGACCTCGGTCAAAACCGCTTGAACCAGCGCCGGCAGTTCGCCAGCGGCGTAGTGGGCTTGAACAATGCCATGTATCAAGACCCCATGTTGCAATACCTCTCACTCGCCAAAGGTGGCGCGGCCAACCGCCTGAATACGGCCATCGGTTTTCAGGGCGGGGCCAGCGCCCTCTTGCGCTCACAGCCAGGAGTCGGCTTGTTGCAGGATATTTACCGCGAGAATCAACAAAACAACCGCATGACCAGCCAGAACGAAACCCAGATGGCGCGCGAATTTGTGGAAACCTGGCGCGACATCGGCGGCAGCATGATGGGTATGGGCATGGGTGGATAAACCACCAAGGAAAGGAACTTTATGAGCAGCTTCGGAAGCAGTTTTGCCAGTGCGTACAACGCCCGGACCGCAGGCAGGGAATCGGCCAGCCGCACGCGACTGGCCTGGGCGCAACTGGCCGAGGAGCAGGAGGAGCGGGATAAGCGCGAAGCCCACCTGGGTAAAGCCGCTGACAGCTTCTTCAAGGGAATGCCGCAGGCACTCTCGGAGCTGGGGATCAGCGAAACCCAGTTCGCCAACATGAGCGCCAGCGAGAAAAGCGCGGCGGCGCAGGGCTACATGCAGGCCCAGACACAAAAGCAGATTTACGCGCAACTGGCGGCCGCGCAACAACAGCAGCTCGATGACCAGGCCGCCTTTGACGCCGTGCAGCGCGCCAGCACCCGCACCGCCACCCTGCCCAGCCCCAGCCTGCCCGGGGTCTTTTCGGACCTCAGCGTCCAGACAACCGTACAGCCCACCGCCGCCAGCGTGTGGGCCGAGATGGCCGCCACCCCCCGCGCGCTGCGTTCCCCCATTGCCGCCCCCTTCCTCCGAGAACTCGCCCAGAGCGGCGCCACGCCGGACGAAGCCAGCCTGCTCAACGCCCGCGCCAACATGATGAACGCCCAAGCCAATTTCAGCCGCGCGGACCGGGCCAACCGCCCCGCCCCGGCCGTCCAAGTCCCCGGCTACACCCCCGTGCCCGATAACAATGGCGGCTGGCGCTACCTCCGCACCCAGCCCAGCGCCCAGCAACAAATGGAAATCCAGCGGCTCAGTGATAAAGCCGCCAATCTGCGCACGCAAATTGCCTCCTGGGATGCCGAACTGCGCGCGGGTAAAACGACCTCCGGCTGGAAACTGTTTGGGGGACGCAGCTATGCGGACCTCAAAGCCCAGGCCCAGCGCGAGCTGGATGAAGTGACCGCCCGCCTGGCGGACCTCCAGTCCGGCGCAACGCCCGGCACGCCTGCCGCCACGCCCGGCACGCCGCCGGCCGCACCCGCCTCCCGCGGGGACGGTGATCTCTGGCAGGAATTCCTGAACTCCCAAAAATGAGCGGAGTCCTCGAATTTTTCCGCAAGAAGGAACCGCGTTTCCGCGACGTGAGCGATGAGCGTCTCGCCACGTTCGTCGCCGATGCCTACCCGGAATTTCTGCAACACCCGGAATTCAGGGAACAGGTCCAGGTCATTCGCCGACCGCCGTCGTTGCAGCTCGCGCCCCAACTCCCGGAGCGCGTCATGCCGTCGCCGTCCCCCGCCACCGCGCCCGCCTTTGACCCGGCCACCATGGCCGACAATGCCACTCAACACGAGCAGGCCCAGGCCGCGCGACGCGAGGAGGAACTGCAAGCCACCCTGCGCTACCATCCGCTCTACCGCGCCACCCAGACCCTGGGCCGGGCCGGCCGCGTTACGCTCGCCGGCGCGGCGGACCTGGCCAGTCTGTATCCCGGCGGCACGGCCCCAACCATCGAGAACCTGGCCTCGTTTGCCAACCGTCCGGAAGCCCCAATGCCGGTCGAGCAGGGGCTGGAAGAACTCCGCGTCCTGGGCGATGGCTTTTGGTCCGGCGCGGCCGCTCTGGGCGCCAAGACCTCGGCCGCCGTGCTGCAAACCGCCCCCGCACTGGGCGCCACCGCCGGCCTCGGCGCCCTCGGCGCGTCGCCCGCTGCGGCCTCGGGTCTGGCGTTTGGCGCGCGGGAGGAAGGCTTTGACCCTATCGGCGCGGCCATTGCGGCCGGTCTGCCGGGAGTCACCAAGGCCGGCGAACAATTCGTGGCCCGCACCCTCGAACGCTTGCCCACCGCCAAGGTCGTTGTGGAAGTCCTCTCCCACGATCCGCTCAAGCTCAAGGGCAAAGTCGTGCAGCGCCTGGGCAACATTGAACTCTCCAACGACGCCTTCCGAAAATACCTGGAGGCCGGCGGCGGCCTGATCGCCGCCAATGCCTACCTTGGTGCCCTGGCCCTGCCGGACCTGATGCAACTCCCGCCCGAGCAACGCCACGAGGCAGCCCTGGAAATGGCCGCCGCCAACGTGGCCATGAGCCTCGCCGGTTTTACCAGTCGCAAAGGCACGAGCCTCACTCTGGAGAACATGATGCCCCGGCTGCGCGCAGAGTGGGTCAAGGCCAATGAGCGCCCCGGCATGGCCCGCCCGCGCTGGCCTGTTGAAGAAGGCGCGCCCGTGCCGTCGCCCGATCTGCCTGCGCGTTATGACCCCTTTGCCGCGAGCGAACCCCCCGCCGCCCCGCCGGTTGTGCCCCCGGTCAAACCCGCCCCGCCTGCACCTGCTCCAGTGCCACCTGAGCAACCTGCTCCAGTGCGCCCGGAGCCACCCCCGGAAGCCCCCGCTCCGCAACCGCAGCCTTCGCAACAGCCCAAGGAGGTGGCCCCCGCCCCGGCGTTTGTGCCCCCAGGGGGAGCACCGCCGGAGGCGGCCGCCGAACCTGTCCCCACGACCGACCCCGGCCACGCCGTGGCGGATTATGTGGCGGAGCGATTGCGCGCGGGCGAAACCGTGTTGCCGCTGAACGTGCGCAACCTGGGCGGCACGCGCGGACTCGATGAACGCCAGTCCGGTGAATGGGCCGAACTGGGCGCCACCGAAGTGGCCCGTGAAATTGCCCGGCAGCCCGACCTGACCGCCCGCGAGAAGTTCTTTGCCCTGGTGAACCTCTACGATCGGATGCCCACCCATGGCGAGCGCACCGTCGAAACCAAAACCCACCAGCAATATAGTACTCCCCCGCCGCTGGCCTGGGTGGGCAATGTGCTGGCGGATTTTGCGGGGGGAACTGGTTTTGCAGACCCCACGGCCGGACACGGCATGTTGATGATGGGTGCCCCGGCATCGGGCACGGTCGCGGTGAACGAACTTGATCGCAATCGCGCGGCCCGGTTGGCGCGCTGGTTGGCTGGCCATCCGGGGGGAAAATCCATTGCTGCGGAAGATGCTACCAACGAAGTGTTCTCAAAATGGCTGGCGTCAATGCCGGGAGGGTTGAACCGCGTCGGCCAGAATCCCCCCTTTGGCAGTGTGCTTGACCCGGCCACAAACAAGCCCAAACAGTTTCCCATCATCAATGCCGCCACCAAAGCCAGGACGACGACGAGCATTGATTTGGCGATTGCGTTGAACACGTTCGAGGCGATGACCAAGGACGGCAAGGGCTTTGCCATCATCGGCAGCAAGACCGGCACGCCGTTTGGCGGCACGTTTGGCGCGGACAAACAGCGCGCCGCCGACTATCGCCGTCCGGTGATGATGGAATTCTTTAAGCGATTCAATGTGGTTGACTGGTTCACCATCGGGGGCGACCTTTACCGGAAGATGGGCGCCGCCTGGCCCGTGGATATGATCGTGGTCCACGGCAAAGGCAGGACGCCCCGCGCCGATGCCGGTGGCGTGGCGCGCCCGTGGGTCAAACCGCCGCGCGTGATCGAGACCTGGGAACAACTGGCCCAGCTCATACCCGAAACAAGCAATGAAAACATCAGACCCCGACCAGGCACAGGAGAAACTGGCGCAAGCCCTGGCGGAACACGTCCAAGCCCGCCTGTCGGAACAGGACCAGCCGCTGGACCGCGAGAGCCTGCGGTATCTCCTGACCGACCTCAACGGCCTCCTGGGCAGCTTCGGCCCGGGGGCGGAACTCCAACCCCGCCACCTGCGCCAAGCCCCAACCCTACTCCTGCCCCACCTCCGGTCAGCCCTGGAGACTCCAGCACAGGTATTGGCACGGGAACTCCCCAACCGGCTGGGCCAGTGGCTCAAGGCGGAGCCAAAGGCGGCAAGCCCGGATCGCCCGCAGTGGGCGGAACAGGGCCGGTGGCTGCTGGATCAGGCAAGGCTGACGCCGGGAAGTCTGGCGTAACGCCTGAAGCCATCAAGCGGCTCATTGATAAGGCCGTTTCTCAATTTCCGGGAGTATTCCGTGAAGTTCTGGATGGAAGTCTCACCACGGGAGTTGCCTATAGTTCTGCCAATGGCTACGTAGGTTACAACCTGGAGCAGTTGCTTGACTTTGCGAAGTTCAACGCCGACCACGGAGCAGATGCGATCGAGCATGTGCGTCTATCCATAGACGAGGAACTCGCGCATTACAGGGACGCGCTGGCAACGCAGCAGCAGAATGAGCTGCAAACCAAAGCGCCGGATAAACAGGTATATTACTATGCCCATCATGCTCAGTATTTCAAAAGTGTTCCCCAGAATGTGAAGCAAGCCGTCTCGGCGCTATACCCGCCGAGCGGGCCGTCGCAAATTCAAAACGACACGTTGCAAATGTCGGAGTTGATCCGAATGAAGGACCAACTGCGGCGGCTGAACAAGACAACGGAAACGGCGCTAGGTGGATTTGCGGAAATGGGCATGGATCGGGCGGTAAATGTAATCCGCGATTGGAAACCTGCGGCAAACATCCAAGCGCATTTGGATCAAGTGGCCAAAGCTGGGGTAACCCAATCCCAAAAGCAGAAGCCTACAGACATTACTGATCCGAAACCCAAACTCTCCGTCTCCGTCGAGGGCCTGCCCGCCTCCCTGATGGTGCCGTTTCAATCGGTCAGCAAAGGGCCATCGCTTAATCTCGTCGCCCCGCGCAACATCGCCACGCAAATGCAGGCGGCGGCGTTGCAGCTCGAACAACAGGTGGGTATGCCCATTGACGACTACGTGGCCGGCAAGCTCGGGCGCGATGTCAAGACGCTCCACACCCAACTGGCCGGCGCGCAGGTGGACACGGCTGCGCTCGCCATTCGCGACATCGAACGCGGCAGCGCCCTGATTTGCGCCCATGAAACCGGTGTCGGCAAGGGTCGCGTGGTCGCCGCCCTGATCGAATATGCCCGGATGCGCGGCTTGATCCCGGTATTTGTCACCGCCAAGCCGAATCTGTTCGAGGACATGATCGCCCGCGATTTGCCGGCGCTGGGCAACAAGGATTTCAAGGCGTTCATCACGAACGCCAAGTATGCGTTCGAGGACGCGCACGGGCGCGAAGTGAAAGGCAGCGGCACGGCGGCGAGTCGCAACGCCGAGATGGAGCAAATCCTGCGCACGGGCAACCTGCCCGCCGGCGCGCAAGGGGTGTTCACCACTTACGACCAGCTCAAGAGCGACAAGCCCGCCGGCTGGAGCGAAGATCCCAAGGCCAAGTTCAAGCGCAAAGGCGGACGCGACGGCAAGAACGCCCGCCCGCGGCCGGACGGTCCACGCTTTGCCATGCTGCGGGCGCTCGCCCCCCGGGCCATTTTCATCCTGGACGAATCGCACCTGGCGGCCGGGCCGACCAGTGAAGTGAATCTGTCGTTGTCCACCATCCTGCCCCAAGCCCGCGGCATCTACTATTCGAGCGCCACGTTCGCCAAGCGCCCGGATAACCTGGGGATTTATGCGCTGGGCACGCTGATGAGCCGGACGGGGCTGAATCATCAGCAGATGACGGAGGCATTGCACAACGGCGGCGTGCCGTTGCAACAGGCGTTGACCTCGATGCTGGCCGAGAGCGGCGAATTGATTCGCGCGCAACAGGACTGGACGGGCGTGCCTATGAGTTTCGAGAGCACGGCGGCCAACCCGGCGGCGGTGGCCCGCGAAGTCGAGGCAGCGGACACCTACACCAGTTTCATCCGCGACTTGATTACACTCAACAAGCAGGTCAATGCCGCAGGCGCGGCATTGGAGGATGGCGAGAATCAGGTCCGGGCCGAGGAGCAACAGGTGCGCTTGCAGGACATCAACCCGATGGCCCGGCTGTTCAATCTCTCGAATCAATACCTCTTTGCGCTCCGCGCCGATGCCGTGGCGAACAAGGCCATTGCCGAACTCAAGGCCGGCCGCAAGCCGTTCATCCACGTCCACAACACGCTTGAAGGCCCGCTGCTGGACCTGCGGGCGCGCAAACTGCCCATGAATTTCCAGGGCATCCTCCTGCGCGAGATGCAGAAGATGCTCACATTGACCGTGCGCGATCCGATGGCCGAGGACGGCAAGCGGGAGGTGGAGTTGTCGCCGGAGGATTTGCCCGATGGCGGCGCGTTCTACCGGCGCTTGGAGGCGCAGATCAAGGCCACCGACCTGAGCGAGTTTCCCATCTCCCCCATTGACCACATCAAGAAGAAGATTCAGGCGGCCGGTTACAGCATGGGCGAGATCACGGCGCGCGATGGCGAGGTGGACGATTCCGGCGGGGAAATCACCATCGCCAAGCGGGACAAGGCGGCCCGAAACAAGATTCTCAAGAGCTACAACGACGGCCAACTGGACGTGTTGCTCATCAACGGCAGCGGCGGCACGGGTCTGAGCGCGCACACGGACCCCAAGTTCAAAGACCAGCGCCAGCGCAGCTACATCGAGGGCCAGCCCGCGCCGGACATCAACGACGAGATGCAGGCGATGGGCCGCACCATGCGCTCGGGCCAGACCAGCAAGCCCAAATACACCTTCCCCAGCACGGCCCTGGCGGCGGAACGGCGCTTTGCCACCATGCTCCGGGGCAAGATGACCAGCCTCAACGCCAACACCACCGCCGAGGGCGAATCCGGCCTGACCCAGCAGGAGGGGTTTGCCGACGACATCTTCAACGAGATCGGCGACGCCGTGGTGTTCCGCGTCATGCAGGCCAATCCGGTAGAATCCAACCTCATGGACTTGGGCACGGGCAACGAGGACGCGGAGTCCACCATTGGCTTTGCCCGCCAGGCCACCGGGCGCTTTGTGCTTCTGCCCAATGACGACGCCCAACGGTTGTGGGACGAGATCATTGCCGAATACCGGGACGAGATTCAACGGCTTGACGAGGAGGGACAGAACCCCCTGCGCGCCACCGCCGAGGACCTGCGGGCGCGCACCATCGAGACGCAGGAGATCGTGGCCGCCAGTGGCGACACGCTCTTTGACGGCGCGGCCACCTTGGAAAAGGCCATCGTGCGCCCGCCCAAAGCCCCGCCCACGCACGAGGCCGCCATCCAACGGGCGCGCGACAACATGCCCGTGACGCGCCAGCGCGTGAACGAATGGCTCGACAAGAGCAAGGCCGCCGAACGCGACCGCGTGGCCGCGGCGGAAGCCAGAGGGCAATCGCCCGAACAGATTGACCGCATCCGGGCCAACATGCAGGCCGTGCGCGAGGCGATCACAGAGGCCTACCGCAAGCTGGGCGATACCTTCGGCGTGGACAAGATGGGCGACGGCAACAACAGCTTCTACGGCGTGGCGGCGGAGTTGAAACTGGCGGACAGGCAGGTGTCAGATTACTCCAGCCTGAGCCGGCAAGAGTTGATTCTCACGGCGAACACGTTCTCCGGGCGCTATCGCATCCCCCTCTCCAAGCTGTTCAAGAACGGCGAGGAGCAGCCATTGCTGAACCTCATTGACGAGGACGCGGCGGCGGAGCAGTTCAACACCACGGCCGAGAGCAACGCCGAGCGGCACATCATCACGGGCAACCTGCTGCGCGGCTGGGAAGCGGCCAGCAGCGCGACCAGCGGGCGCGAGATGGGCCGTCCCCGGGTCGCCATCTACACGCGCGAGGACGGCAGCCTGAACACCGGCATTCTCATGCCGCCGGGGTGGACGCCAGGCGAGGGGGCGCAAGCGCAAGAGCTCATTCAAGACCCGCGCCAGTTTGCCATGTTCCTGCGCAACCAGACGCCCATGCGTTCGTTGCCCACCAGCAGCGTGCATCCGGTTCAGGTTGTGGCCGGCCGGCTGGCCGTGCCGTCGTCGGGTCAAGGCAAGTTGCTTTGGGGCGACCCGGCGTATCAAGACTTCTTTGTCAAGCCGCCCCAGCAACTCGCGGGCAACTTCGTCGGTGTGATTGGCGCGGATCCGGCCAAGTTATTTGCGTGGCTCAACAGCAAGGGCGTGCGCCTGGTCGTCAAGCCGGAAGCCGAAACCGCCGCCATGCGCGGGCCGGGTGGTGGCGCGGCCTCCCGCGGCGCGTTCGTCTCCGGTGTGCCCCGCACGCCGGGCACTGTCCCGCCCACCGTCCAGTTTGGCGGGATGCAACACGTGCGCCCGCTGCAAATGCCCGAGCTGGTCCGCATCGTGCGCGAACTCACCGGCCTCGTGCCCAAGGTCCGCAAGTTCCCCTCCCGCGGCAAACAGCAGACCCTCGGCCAGTTCGGCGACGGCATGATTTCGCTCGATCCGCGCATTTTCAAAGACCCGGAAGTGGCGGCCAAGGTGCTGGCTCACGAGCTGGGTCACCTCGTGGATTATCTCCCGCACGAGACGTTGAAGCGCGGCAATCTGCTGGGCCATTTGCTCGCGTTGCGCGGCTGGCTCAAAGCGGCGTTCGGCCCGCTCAACAACAATGACATCAAGACGGAATTGCTGGCCGTCACAAAATGGTGGCGGCCCTACGACGAGGCCGCGGATCCCAAAGCTTACGTCCAATACCGGCGGTCACCCGAGGAACTGTATGCCGATGCGTTGTCCGTGCTGTTCAATGCCCCTGGCGAACTGGAAGCCCGGGCGCCCAAGTTCTATCAAGCCTTCTGGGAGAACCTCGAAAAGCGCCCGGAGGTGATGGACGCATTGTTTGCCGTCCAGGATTTGTTGAACAAGGGGATGCCCGCCGTCATCGAAGCGCGAAAGGAAAGCGTGCTGGGCGATTTCCTCCAGGGCGAAGCGGCCTGGAGGCAGGCGGTGGCTGAGCGTGAAAATCGCCAGGTGTTCAAAGGCTGGTGGAACGACTTCTGGCAGGGGCTGTACTGGCAGTTCAACCCCATGCGCCAGCGGGCGGCGCTGATCGAGAAACGCGGTGGGAATGTTCCGTTTGAGAACGACCCGCGCGTGTTCCTGGATGCGCTGGGCTACCGTGACACGACGGTGCGGGCCTTTGGGCGCGCCTTTTATGAGCGAGTCCTGCAACCGCTCGAAGCCGCCGGCTTGGATTTCCATGAGGATTTCGGCTACTACCTTTTCCTCAACCGCATTTGGCGCGGAGACCGTGTGGCGCTGGAGCAATTGCGGGAAAGCGCCGATGGCAAGGCCTGGCTTGAGGGCCGGGTGTTCAAGGGCGACCGTCAACTGATCGCCAATCCCAACGGTTACACGCCGGAGGCGGCCAGCCAGGACCTGCTCAAATTGCGCCTGGACCTGGGCATGAACAAAATGACGCTGCTGGAACATGCAGTGCAACGCTTCCACGAGCTTTTCACGCCCCTGACCCAAAAGCTGGTGGACGTGGGCGCGATCAACAAGCAGGTGTATGAGACGCAAATCAAGCCCAACGAGGGATTCTATGCCCCGTTCGCGGTGGTGGACTACATTGTTGACCTGCACATGCCGGCGGGCGTTCGCAAGCAATTCGGCACCTTGAAAGGCGTCGCCAACCCGGCCCAGGCTGCATTCCTCAAAGCCATTGCGGCCATCAACCTCATTGCCTATCAGGAAGCCAAAAACAAAACCATAGACTTTGACTCCACCTATGGCTTCGGCGACTTCACGCCGTTCCCGCACGACCGCGCGCCGCTGCCCCGCGAAGTGCCGCACGACAAGGGAGTGTTCATGCGCCTGGAGAACGGCCGGCCCAAGTGGTATCTGACCGACCCCTGGATTGCCGAGGCTTTTGAAAAACTCGACCCGGGCACGTTGTCGCGCATCGTTTATCCGGCCAACTGGGCGTTCAAGAAAATCGTCTATCCGCTCATCATCACCTACAAGACGAGTTTCGGGTACTTCACCGGTCCGCTGCGCGACATCCCGCGCGCCTTCACCAACCTGCCCGCCGGCCAGACCAAGTTTGCAGCCAAACAACTGGGGATTTGGGCGCTCAACGCCGGGCCGATTGCCGCGCTGGGTTACTTGGGCGGACTCACTGGCGCCATGGTCGGCGGCCCAGTCGGCGCAGTGGTGGGCGCCCACGCCGGGGGATTTGCTGGCATCGTGGCGGGCAACCGCCTGGCGCGCCTGTCCAAACTGGCGCGGTCCGTGCAGGATCGCTATCGCGGCGTGGATAGTCCCCTGATCCGCGAGATGGAGGCAAACCTGGCATTGGGAACACCCTTTGACCTAATCACCCGCCTGCACCGGGACGATTTCATGGGCGACCTGTTGCGCCGGGCGCGTGTCCTTTCGGACCACCAGCAGCAGGGCTTCCTCCGCAGCAAGGTGTTTTCACCCGTGCGCGCGCTGCTCAACGAGATTGAGATCGGGAGCATGGCCCTCAATGAAATGGTGAAGGCGGGCGCGTACCAAACGCTGCGGCGGGCGGGCTACCGTCCCAATAAAGCCGGGCATTGGGTGAGAAACTACGCGGGCCAGCCCAACCTGAACAAGCGTGGGACGCTGTTCCGTGCGGTCAAAGCGTTTGACCCGTTCTGGAATGTGGCCGTGCAGGGGTGGGCGGCGGACGCGAAACTGTTCACCGAGCCGAACACCCGCACGGGCTGGTGGCTGCGTTACATGCTGTCAAGCGGCTTGATCCGCATCGCGATTGCCCTCGCTGTCAGCGGGGCTTTGGGAGAGTGGCTCAAGGACCGATTCAAGCGCATCAGCAAGTGGAATCTGCACAACTACATCAACGTGCCCATCGGCGAGGTGGCGGGCGGCGAGTTTGGCAGCAAAGTGGCGGCCCTGCGCCTCCCGGAAAACGAGACGGCCAGGATGATCAGCGGCGTGTTGCACATCGCCATCACCCAGGGCGCGGCCAAAGACTTCGACGCGACCGAGTTTGCGGGCTTCGCCATGACGCAAATCCCCGGCATTAGCCCCACCATCACCACCCCGCAGGCGTGGCTTGAGTTCGCGCAAGGACACAACCCGGTTGATCCCTGGTCTGGAAATCAAATCGTGCCGGACCGGGTGTGGGACGCCAATGACTGGCATCGCTGGACGCCAATGATGTCGTGGACCCTCAAGCAATCCGGCGCGGCCAACTTCGTTTCCTGGGATCCGAAGTCGGAAACCACCCTGGAGTTGACAGCATCAGCGGTGCCCGGGGTCAACAAGTTTCTCCTGGTGACAGACCAAGGAATGCGCGAGGAACAGCGCGCACAACAGAATGAGAGTCAAGCGGCCCGGGCGCGCGAGCGCCTGAAACTGCCGGCGACGGTCCAGAGCCTGGAAATGGAATACTGGCAATTGAACCGGTTGAGCGGGCGCACCGAGCAACAGGCCGAGCGCTACGCGGACTTGAAATTCTGGTATGCGCGCTACTACCGGCCGGCCTGGGAATCACTGGAGCGGGCGATTGAGGACAACACGCCTGCGGCGGCGGCCGCGATCCGTCGGCAGTTGGAAAAGGACTCCAGCGCGTACTATCGCGATCGGCGGTGAAGATGTGTGTCATTTCCTGTGTCATCGAGCGTGCACCGGCGCAAGTCATTGCTGTTGAGAAACGCGCCGTGAAAGCGCCTCGCCTCTTAATCAATTGGTCCAAGGTTCGAGTCCTTGCCGGGGCACCACTCTCTTTCAGCTAGTTCTGACGAATCTCTTTGAATTCCACGGGGCTGGGTCTTTTGCGACGGGCGTTCACGGGCGGCGCATCTTACCGCATCTTACCGCATCTTGCCGGGCCGTTCTTGTGTCATTTCTGTGTCATCGCCGGGCGACATGCGCGGGCGGGTTGGCTTACAGCTGGATGATGTTGGCTTGCGCGGGGGCGGGTTGGAGTCGCGCCCAGGCGTAGGGTGTGGGTTGGCCGCGCTCGTCCTCTGGTACCCAGTCCAGGAGCGATCCGCCGCGCATGTCCTCGGGGTTTCCATAGGTGCTCCAGATGAGCTTGCCATTGGTGGTCTGGCCGAGTTCGCCGGCAATGGTCGCGTCATCGAGGCCGGCGGCGCGGCGCACGGCAACGTAGAACGCCCGCCCTATGCCCTTGGGCTTGCGCACGGGCAGTCCCAGTTCGGCGCAGGCTTGCGCGCAGCGTTTGTTGAGGATGGTGGTGTCGCCGACGGCGCAAAGCGGAGCGCCGGGTTGCTGGGGATGGGGAAACCAGGGGCGCGCCCCGGCTTCCGGGGCGGGCAAGTGGGTGTCGCACCAGGTTGTCCAGACGTTCAGAAAGTCCAAGGCGACGGGGGATAGGGTGACGTAGGGGTTCTGGCCGTGTTTGGTGCGCGTGATTTTCATTTTCCAGACGCCAGCGCGGTCGGGGAAGATTGTGCCGGGGAGTAATGCGGCGGGGCGCGGTGGGGTTTTGGTTTGCCTCTCGTAGCGGTAGAGGTAGGCGGGTTCTTCGGGGCGCAGGCCGGTCAATGCGGTGAAGGTGAGCCATCCGCCGGCGATGCGCGTGATGTGTTGGAGTTCACCGGCGCGGTGGCGGTTGCCGAGGTCGTCCTGTGTGTAGGTCTTGCTGAAAAACCAGGTGAGGATGCGGTGGAGTTCTTCGTCGGTCTCGGGTGCGAATTGGTGGCAGTGTTTGACGTTCTCGGCGGCGGCGTATCGCTGGCGCTGGGCAAAGGGGTTCGTCTCGATTTTGCCGAGGCGCACGGCCCATTGGCAAAGGCTGCTGAGGCAGGAGAGTTCCAGATCGGCGCTGCGGGAGCCGTGGCTCGCGGGGGTGCTCGACCCTCCATTGAGGCGGTTGTTGGCGCGGCGGTGGACGACGTAGTCGTCGTGGTCGGCGGTGGTGATGGCGGTGATGCGTTTGGCGGTCCACCAGGGCAGGCAGCGGTTGAGGGTGCCGCGGAGTTGGTCGGCGGCGTAGGTTTCGCGGGGTTCGGTTTTGGAGTAGGGCAGGCCGGCGGCGAGCCATTCCTGGGCGAGCTGGCCGAGGGTGACGCCGCGGGCGCGGTCCTTTTCTTCGAGCCAGGCGCTGAATGTTTCGGGTTTCTCGGTGCGGCCTTTGATGATGTCTTTTGCGGCGCGGATGGCTTCGGTGTCGTCGGGGCTGAGTTTGAAGGGGCGGTGGGCGCGCCAGGCGGGGCGGAAGTACCAGGGTTTGGCGCGGGCTGCCTCCTCGGTGATCTCGCCGCGTTTGAGTTGCTGGCGGATGACGCTGTGTTTTACGAGGGTGTGGGTCTGGCCTTTGTACTCAAATGGGAGGTTCATGGTGTGTGGGTGTAAACGAAGGCGTCGGCGACGTAGGTTGGGTCTTGGCCTTTGTTCGAGCGCCGGGCGACGCGCTTGGGTTTCTTCGGACGCCCTCCGAGTTTTCCATTTGCGCGGGCGGCGGCTGCTTTCGCCTCGGAGGTCGCTTTGCCTCCAAGGCGGCCGAGTGCTACTGCT